GCAGCGCATTGAACACCTTGAGTACCTGAAAGAGCTGGAAGCGGTTGAAGAAGGTGATTTCCAGACCGCTATCACCCTCACCGTGAAAAATGGTGCTTACCTGGTGGCGTTGTCGCTCTGGCATGGTCATACGCTGAAAGGTACGCTTCCTGAGGGCGCGTCAGCGGAAGTGATGAAAATTCAGGATGAAGTCCTGCAGACCTGGCCGACGGAGCTTATTGCTGAAGCGGATTTTAAGGTGAAACTCCTCTCCGGCATGATTGAACCGCAACTGGAGGATCCGCAGGTTGGCATCAGCGAATCTGCAGAGCATGTTACGGCGGAAAAGCTCTCGCCAGTGAGCTGACGTTTGTCCTGAAACTGGCGCGTGAGTTCGGTCGCCCTGACTGGCGCGCCATGCTTGCTGGCATGTCCTCTACGGAGTATGGCGACTGGAAAATTTTCTACCGGGATAATTTCTTTCATGATGCGCAGCTGGACGCCCATTTCTCCGGCCTGCTCTACACCATTTCAACCCTGTTTTTTGCCGACCCGGAGCTGACGCCTGCCAGCTTCAGCATTCTTTCACCTGTATCTGAACCCGTTGATGTAGCAGAGCCGGACGACGATGCGCTGATGGCGAAGGCGGAAGGTATTTCTGGAGGTATACGCTATGGCCCAGACGGCAGTCGGTGATCTGGTCGTTAATCTTGACGTCAACTCGACGAAATTTAACGAGCAGATCAACTACGTCAAAAAAGAATTCAGGCAAACGGGAGACGCGGCGAACGATTCTGCTTTGCGGATCCAGCAGTCATTCAGCCGTCAGGAGAGCGCTGCCCGCAAGGCAGGCATCTCTGTTGGTCAGTATAACGCGGCAATGCGCATGCTCCCGGCGCAGTTCACCGATATCGCCACGCAGCTGGCGGGCGGCCAGAGCCCGTGGCTGATCCTTCTCCAGCAGGGCGGACAGGTTAAAGACTCCTTTGGCGGGGTTATTCCAACATTTCGTGCACTGTTGGGATCTATCTCGCCGGTTATGCTTGGTATTGGGGCGCTCTCTTCAGCGACGGGGGCGCTGTTGTATACCTGGTATGCCGGGTCGTCCACACTCTCCGACTTCAACAAAACACTGGT